GAGGAATGGCCTCTTTCATCACAATAAATTTATGCTGAATCAGATTCTCCATAGAATTACATATGGTTTGACCAGCGTAATTAGTCATATCCTGAATGCCTTTTGCATGATAAACATATGGGCGAGTCATCTGATATGTATTGTTATTTGTGCCTTGAGTGAGATTAATCGAATTGCCATCAAAAAATATATGAGGCAAATAAGTATAGTCCGTCTCAGTATATTCCAGCACTTCATCTTGTATTATTTTGTATCGGCAAATTGTTTCAAGCTCTGTTGTTCTAGGTGAGCCAACTACAACTGGAATTTGCTCAATGAACTGTTCTTGCTGCCAATATTCTTGTAATTTCTCATAATTCTTGGCTGTCATTACGCGGCCATTTGCAAGTTTCACAATCTTAACTTTTTTCTTCTTTTTTTCGTAATAATCTGCTACTAAAATTATTTTATTATCCTGGATGTCCTTATATGTCCAGTTAAACCCTTCTAAATCTCTAACATAAGATAAATTGCGAATCTCAGCATTGGGAAATTCTCGCTTGAAATCTTCTTCCATCATTGGATAGATCTCAAAACTATATTGACCATCGCCTTTATGACTAGCCCTAGCCATTGGATCGAACCCACATAAAGTTGGATCGAACACCCTACCCATATATATTTGTTGATTAAAACTCATTGGCGAAGCGTAATCAGTCCAAACTTTAGCAACAGAAAACCCTCCAGAAAGCAAGTCTTTATACACCTCATAAGAAAAAGAATTCTTATCGGCATCGTGTAAGATATGTCTTAAATGGCCTTCTACAACATCAAGGACTTCCTGAGAAACAGGAACGCCTTCGGCAGGTGAAACTTCAATGCCAGGTTCGTGCTGAGAAAACTCTCCTAATAGCCTTGATATATAGGCCTCAAGAATGTTGAACTCCACAACCGGACGATTTAATTGCTGAAGAACCGCTCTTTGCTGTTCGTTGACCGACTCTTTAAATACATATCGCCTAAAGTCACGATATCTTTTATAGTTGTCGAGGAAGTACATGTAAGATGTCGAGACGTTTTTCTTGACTCGAGCCAATTGTTCGCTAGCTGTTTTGTTGACCGCCATACAAGATTCCTTTTGCTCTGAGCATGGATTTCTGTGATTGCATGATTGTAGCAGCTACATTATCATTTTTCTTCATGTTATATGTCAATGTCTTGTCAATTAGTGCGATTTTGATAGCGTCATATAATGTATCGGCAACATCATCATGTCGATGCGTGTCATTTGCGGTAATCTTCATCATATGCCTAATGCATGACTCAGAATGTTTGGCGTCTTTCGTAAAGCTTATCATCTTTGCTGCAATAATAGGTTGCATTTCTAGAAATCGCTCCGTTTTGCTGCCAGAGGCTTTTGTCCGTTTAATATCCCTGATTTGCAACCCACGCATTTCTTGCAATGTACTAATCAATGTAACGCCCGTGGATTTTTTTTCAATTGCTGCAATTAATGGCTTCACGGGATGCAACATACATTGCGCGTAGAATTCAATAAAATGATCATGCAAGTCTTTGGGTTCAATGCGCAATTCCCAGCAATCTAACCAATGCAATCCGATTTGTCCGGTGGATTGTCCGAAACTTTGGATCTCATACAGCCCCCAGAATGAAAACACTGTTGCATCATTATAGCTCTTTGATGTCTCAGCAGTATCTGCGGTAATAAAGGTACAGAGCATTGTTGGCGCTGAGTCCATGAGCACAAAGTTTTCTGGCTTGAATAATGCACCCCCGGATGGGATTGGGTCCTGTTGGAACTGGCTTGCAAAGACATAGGGATTCTTCTCCTGCTTTTCTAGCAGCATAGCGCGAGAATTAACTTCTGGATAGAGAGCCATTCCTCGATCATCCAATGCTTTCAGAACAACGGCCTTCCATGTTCTCTCATCTTTGCCTGACAGCATGTAAGAGGGCAAGTCATCTTCATGCAATCGTTGCCCAATAAATATCATTGGAACATTTGGACCCCGAGGTCGTTGTAATATAGTTTCACGATAATTATTTATTACTGATTCACGAATAGTTTGGCTGTGGGCTTCGTCCGGCTTATGCATATCATCCATAATTACAGCGCCGGAGAAGTGCTCGCAATTAGGAAGGCCTGCATCTTGTCCTGTAATGGCACCGCTAGATCCGAATGATTTCACGGCGCCTCCATGCGTTGTTTGAAAGAAATCTTTGGCTTTAGAATCTTGTCTTATCTGTACACCAAAAATTTGTTTGTACATAGGGCAGCTAATAATGCGTTTAATAAATTCGGTATGCTTCGTGGCCAATACCTTGCCGTAACTAATATAAAGATACTGACTATTGGGGTATTTGCTCATGGTCCATGCTGTCCACATCGATAGCATCACACTTTTTCCATAACCGGGACTAACATTAATAATTAAGCTTGGATTCTGCATGCGCGCACAGAGCGTCAGCTCTCGAGCTATAGTAATAAAATGGGACTCACGGCCTGGCGGATTTGATATTGTGAATTCACGGCCTGTTACTAAAGGGAAAAAAGTTCTCGTGAATAATAAGAATGAGCCCCAGAGTTGAGCTCTTAATTCGTCTTGATCGATGTCAATATTCTTTCTCGGATTCTTTGTTCATTTGAGCAACGCGTTCCGCAATTTCTTTTAAATGGGATTTATCGATTGTTTCTGCTATATCAATGTTAGTACCATAAATTTTAGGCGCAAGCTTAGAGGCATGCCATTTGCGCGTATCAATTAAAAGCCTGGCTCTAGCGATCATACCAGCGTCAAGTCTAACAGCGCCGTCCTTATCCGTGAATTCATATTGCTCTAATTCCGCTATAATATCTTCGGACGATTCGGCCATTAATTCAGCTTGTTGTTGTTTTGCTCGCGTGTATTTCACGGAAAATTCTGGTTTTTCCCAGCGCCAGACATTAATAGTGTCTTTGTTTGGCATAAAATCAAACATGCGACATAGAGTGGGAAGTCCATGGGGATTCGTAGCCACAACAGCACAAATCCGATCTGCTAACTCTTCGGTATAAATAGATGGCCGACCTGCCGCCATGATTATTCACCTTTCTGTAAATTAATATCTTTAGGCTTGCGTTCGCGCTTAGCCTTTATCGGAGGCTCAGCGCTAACGTAGCCTACGCCTTTACAAGCAGGACAGTCTTTTATCATGCCGCCCATGCCCACCAACCTTTTTCGACCATGACATGAATCGCAACGGACAATTTCAGTCATATTTCCCTCGAAGATACATCAAATATTCGGTCACATAAGATAGAAAGTCATCAAGTATCTCAAAATCTTCTCTAGACCTATATTCCATCTTTTCCACATAATCTGGGGATAACCTTGTGCACAACTATACTAAAACCATGATGCGATTGCAATAAATCCTGTGCGTAAAAAAAGATCGAACATAATTGCGCTAACTATTGCACCCATTATTAAATATGGGTATAATCCACCTATTTCAACTAAGGAGATTTAACAATGAATGAATTTCATGGAGATGAAAATGAAATTTGGTGGGATAACTATCATGACAAATATGAACAAGAAGAATTGCAAGCTGATGATTGGAGCCAAGAATGAATTTAAAAGACCTAATTAAAGATTACAAAATAACTATCAAGTCAGATCATAGTGGACAGCCCGAAATTATCGCCCAAGGCGATGACAAAGTCATGCGAGTAAAATTTACGGTTGACGAACTTGAATGCCTGCAAGATTCTTTAACCGACTTGAGTCATGCAATATTATTGTTTAATAAGGCCAGAAAATAATGAGATATAAAAATGGTGATAAAGTCTGGTATCAAGATGACGACGAAATCAAAGAGCATGTAGTACAAGACACCAAGTATGTTACTTGGATCCAAAAAGTATTGGTGAATAATAAATGGATGGCAGCTGATGATGTTTATCCTAGCTTAAAGGCTGCACTTGAAGCTGATGAGCGTAATACGTTTAGGATGTTTAGATGATTGACTACGAGAAGCTAAGCTATTGGATAGGGTGCCAGTATGCCGACATCAAAGAAGCTTATGATGAACAACCATCGTATTATTTATATGGTCTTCTGAATGCCTTCGATGCGTTCAGAGCTCAGCTTAATATTGTTTGGACGGCTTCAGAAGTCGAAACGGAAGAAGAGATGCAGCCACCATTTGAAGGCCCAGTCGAAGGCTTTCAATCAAATGCATCCAAAGTATTAAATAATATACATGACTCTCTACGGGGTGTGGATTTATCAAAGGTAAAGTCAGCTAAATTCCACGACTGCACCAAATCCAAAGACTGCGACAGCGAATACGAGCCAGGATATTGCGCGCATCCAGGGGTTAAGCTTGAATGCCAACATGAAAGCGATGGCAATTGTTACTCGCCAAATCCACCTGTTGCCAAATGCAAGAAATGCGGGGAATTCTACAGATGAATGATTTCACGAAACAAGAGCTAAAAGAAATACATAATAGTCTAGATAATGACCCAAGTATGTGTCGTGTCTCTGACAATGTTCTGAGAAAAATACAATCCATGATAGATAACTATTGTGAGCATGAATGGGAGCATCAATGCGAAGCATGTGCTGTTCAAGAATGCAAGAAATGCGGCATAGTAAGATGGCAGCCACACAATGAATGACTTCACTAAAGAAGAATTAAAATGGCTGCTCCAAGGGATTGGTCACATCTTAGAACCGGGTATTGAGGACAAAGAGTACTGGCCAGAATTGGATGTAATATATGACAAACTAACCGGCATGATTGATAACTATTGCGAACATGAAATGGAGTATGCCGGCCATGTAGAAATTGGAATGTGCAAACATTGTGAGGAAATAGAATGATTATTGATAAACCAAAGGAAATCTCATGACCACAACCGCAATCTGGGGCCTATCTTTCGCCATATTAGCCAATGGCATATTACCAAATCCAGAGATAATGGATTACAAGAGAACCAAAACACGTCAAGACTGTATAGAACTAGCTCATCAAAAATGGAGGGATTATTATTCCAAAGACACGTACAATAAAAACTTATTCACTCTATGTTCTGCTTATCCTGCAAATGCTGCAAAATCATTTTGGCTAACATGCGATCAGAACCAGGCGTGCTCGGCGTAGTGGATTTTTTAAATAACAAGGAGAGCAAATGAACGAATCATCAATAAGTTTCTACACATCAAAAACATTCATAGCTTTAACCAAGTCACTCGACACAAACTATAAACGTTCTTGCCGGGGTCAGTCGGTAGCTAAAATAAAAGACGAAGCCGCCAAGAAGCGCCTAATTGAAGTTTCTGTTATCTCAACCATTCTTGCCAAGAGTTGCGCGGAATTATTTGATAAGGAAGAGGATATTGATTTATTCTGTAATCATGTCGCCACATCTATGAAAGAAATGTGGGACCAAAAACAAGGAGAGGGAAATTGCTTATCTTAACTCGGCATCCTATGGAAGGCATCATTATCAATGATGATATTCGAGTTGTGGTCATAAGCCACAAAGGGAATCAATATCGCGTGGGTATAGAGGCGCCAAAGTCAGTTATTGTTCATCGAGAAGAGATTTATGCCAAGATTCTTGAAGAGCGCGAACAAGGATTTTCTACTTGGATAAGACCAAATAAATCTAGGCATCGGTCTGAATGAATTTATTTAATTATTCGATAAATATGGAGTATCAGTAGGATTAGATTTATAAGCGTTAGCCCTAGACTCAGACTAACGCTTATTTTTACTCATAGAGGAACGCTTGCTACCAAAGGGGGCGGTAAAGTGGCCCTAACTCTTAATGCAATCAATTCTTCCCGGAGCTTGTCACGCTCATCTTTTAATCGCTCACGATCTACATCGCGAATTAAATCTTGAGTTTGAGCGGCTGTTGCTCGAGTAAGTTCTTTTTGCTCACAGCAACATTCAGCGATTTGACGTGCAAGTTCTTCTTTATGTCGGAAAGCTTCTAGCTGAATTGCGGCAGTATTCTTATCTGCTTGATGTTTTAAGTCACATGCAGCAAGAGCGGCCTCTTTTGCATTTTGAGCATTTTGCAGTAATAAATCTTTAAATTGCCCTGCAGATTGCGCTTTGATAGAAGCTGTATCATCACACATTTTCAGCAAAATTTCGCGAGCATTGTTTGACATGCCTGCATATAAATATTTTTCTGAACTATGAACGGCTTTCTCAGCACAATGAATTGCATCAAGCTCTCTAAACCCAAACTTTTCTAATTCATCTTGGGTTCTATGGGCTTCTTTCTCCACAACATCTTGCGTTTTATCAGCGGAACGCTCGATAGCTTCTCTATTATGTAATGCATGTCTTTCTATTACATCTTCATTATGCAATGCATGCCGCTCAACAACGCCACTTATATGTCTATCGGAGTTATATACATCACGCATAATATCACGCGAACTATCACAAACTTCTGACTCTACTTTACCAATAG